TTAAGGTTAAGTTACAAGTTCCAACGACAGCTTCATCGCCAAGCCCCACAGAGCCTGTCATGCCGTCTTCTGTTACAATCGCCCCTGCACCAACAAGTACAGACTCAAGTAGAGTTGTACCTTCAACCCCTGTAACAGAAACAACGCTAGAGCCAACTACAGTTGTCGTTCCTACTGAACCTGTTAATTGATTGAGAGATACTGGAAGTGTCTGACCAACATCAGCGAATACGCCACCGCCCCAAACACCTTCACTCCAAACACCGTTACCCCAACCTGTTAGACTTTCCGTTGTGCCTTCAACACCTGTGATAGAAACATCAACAGGGATACTAACTGTAACGGAACCAAGGTGTACTTGATTATAAAAAGAGGGGGCTGTTATATTAGCCGCTTGGAAACTTTGAACAGTGCCCACAGCAGTAGAGGCTAGAAGTGAAGAGACATCAACGGGAGCAGAGCCAGAAGCAGTTTCATCCCCCAGCGTTGCCGTACTAGAAAATCCAGTAGCCGCAATAGTGGCGTTGGCTAGACCACCCCAACCCGTGTCACCCCATGCGCCTTCACTCCAGCCGTTAGCTGCCATAACAGCTACCTTTATGCGATGCGGATAATTGCGCTAGATGCGTCAGCTGTAGGAAACTGGATAGTAAAAGTTCCAGAAGTTGATGTCTTGTCAGAACCAAAGTCTAATGCAGCCACAGCAGCATTTGTAGCAGAGCTATTGTAGATTAGTGCGCCACGAGCAGTAATTGTCGCTGTGGTGAAGCTCAGATCTGCAAAGTCTGTAAACGCGGTTGTGCCAGAAGTGGCTGGCGTTACGTTAGTCAGTGTACCGCCGCCAGTTGCGTAGGAACCGCTAGAAGCAATTTCGCCTGTTGTAGTAAACGCAGTGGTAGATGCGCCTAACGTAGCGGTTGTAGAAGACTTACCACCCCCGCCAATCGCGTACAAAGCCAGCTTAAACGTATTACCAGTACCGTTAGTAAAATTATGCGTACCCGTAAGAAGCTGGGACTTAAACGAGGTGCACATTGCTTGAGTGATAGCCATCATATTCTCCTAATAAACAAGTATGCTATTCGCAATTATAACTTATTTTTAAATCATGTAAAGTTAATCAGCGATTTAGCAAGATCCTCTTGTCCATACTTTCTAACTTCTTGTATAATAGACGATCGTTCTTCTCGTCGCGCTCTTACTATATATTCATAAATTACGTTTCGAAGATTTTCCCTAAACGCTTCTGCTTGTAACCTTATTGGTTCAGGAGCCGAATTAGACACAGAAATTAATTTATCTAAAGCTAATTCAGTTAATTGTTCAGAAGATAACCCACCTTCATTAGATGTCATAACACCTACAGAAGTTACCGTTATACCAGCACCAACACTAACCATTTTTATTTTCTTTCTTTTTGTAAGAAACGCCTTCTATATCGTGACGACCAATTAAGACAGGTTCAGTAACTATATCCGTTGGTTCGGGTGATTCCATTTTAGACTTGTTTGAAATAATAAGAGACCCTTCATGAAATTTTTGTACTAAAGGGTCTTCAAGGCGGTGATAGCCGTATAGTTTTTCTTCTGCAGGGACAGCAGTATCTAGTAAAGAAGATGAATGCGCAACTTGAATAGCTATTCCTTTTGTTACCGCAACAGCGCACCAAAATTCTACACAAGCGCGACCTGCTTCAGCAAAATAAATATTCTTCTTATAAGAAAAGTCTATACCGTAAAAAGAAATTTTTTTTACTTTATTCGCGATAGCAAAAGCAACAGCATACGCAACAGTATTATTAAAATAACAATAACCTAAAGAAGTCACTACATCTTGTAGAGGGTAATCTACAATTTCGGGTACTCTTTCATCTTTTTGACAAGAGTATATTGGACCTTTATTAGGTGTTTCTAATAAAAACTCTCTTGCGATACCCGTTTGCGTTCCAGCTTTTTCATCATCTAAAAACCTAGAAGCGGGGTCCATCATAAATGTACGGTCTACATGAAAAATACCACCAATACTATTTATACCCCAAATTTCGTCAAACTGTTCTGAATTTATTCGAGCCATAGTATATTCTGCAATAGAGCCACCTAGCCCTAATATAGCAACTGATTTATTTTTTAATTTCTTTTTCATTTTGATTCCCCAACCTTTCTACGTTTACCGAAAAGTTACCTGATAAAATAACACGACCTTCTTCACAACTATTTGTGTAGTGCATTAAACTAGAGGGAAAAATTAAAAAATCACCTCGTTTTACCTCTATCGTATAGTTGTTAGTACGTCCCAGATCTCTAGGAACAAAAGTTAGCTCTGTGTGATCGTTAGGAACTTTTAAATAACATGATATAGAATACTCAGGGCTAAACATTTCCCCTTGTCCATGCACATGTGGCCGTACAAAACTATCTGAAGAATACCAAGCCACCCACGCATTATAATAAATAGAAGTTACCCTATAACTTTCGTGTACATCAGTTACTAATAGAGGTTTCTTTTCAGAAAAAGAAATAATTGTTTCTATAACTCTGTCTGAGAATTTCTGAAAGACAGGCTTAAACTCTTCCTTATCAAAAAGTCGCCAACCCGTTCTTTTCGTGTTTAATAAATTACAGTCAATATCTTCAATAAAAGGTGAAGCAGTTTTTTCTAGTTCATCACAAAGGGCGGCGTCTATGTGACCTTTTAATAAAGTGGTTATGCCGCCTATTTCAATTTCATCGTAGTTTAAGTTTCTCATTTATGTTTTTGGTGCTCGCACCAATCCCGTTCTATAGGCATCGGTGTTCTCTACAGCTTCGCCGTAGTTTTTCAAGCGTTGCGCCGCTTCCACAAAACGGTTCTGATACATCGCCATAACGTCTGCCTCACCCTTCATAAACGTATAAGCCTCAATTAGTGACCCATACAACAATGCGTCTGGCGCATTCGTGCCAAACCATGACGTACCATCACCCGTTGTTGTTATTGATGCTGGGCGATAGTAGTAATGTAATTCAACATCGTAATTATCATCTGGTGTGGGCGCAAGTATAAAATTGTTTACGTCAAAAGTTGAATAGTATCGAGGCGAACCAGTGGTAGCAGGGTTTGGATTAAACTCTTGCAAAAAGTTCACATCCTTCTGCAGCAAGAACACCTTCTCACTACTGCTATTAGTGTACGATAGCGAAAAGCTAGCTAGATAATCAGGTGGGATAGAAAGGTACTGATTACCTGAAGTCATACTTGCACTAGCATTTTTCCTAAAGTAGTCAAGCTCAATGAGCTTCAACAGCCGTTCTTCAGCGTTTGTGATGAAGCTATCAAGATTGTTTACAAAAGTCGTTTCCGAATTCTGTGTATAATCTTGTATCGCTTGTTTTAGTGTTGTGTATGTATAACTCATGATGACGTAACCGTTACTGTACCAATTTCTCCTTCAGCCTGAAGCGTAGAAGGGGGAAGATAATCTTCTGTGGGGAATCCTACAGGATTCCACCCAATCTGTATAGACGGTTCTATACGGTCAGGTCTTGCTTGTTTTAAGGCTTGCGCATCTGCAATATGTCGTGTCGGCTCTAGTTGGGGGTGTTTTGGTTCATATTCGGAAATATGAACAACCGCACCATTCCATTCTTTAATACGTTCTCTGTACGGAAAGGCCATACCACTCCGATCAGATATAAATAAAGCGTGTTTCCCACTAGAAAACGACATTACGAAATAACTCTTGGTACAAGACGTAAACTTGCTCGATCCCTATCTTCTGTTGCGGCTCTTGCAAATTCTTCGTCATAAATTGATTTTAATAACGCTATACGGTCGGGAGCAATTTTCATTGCAAGATAATACGATAACCCTGCAACCATACAGGGGTAAAAACGGAAAGGCATTTCAAGATCGTTTGTATAAGCGTCTGCATCGTCCATACGAACTAAACGATAATATACAATTTGATCTGTAGAGTTTTCTGGAGTTTGCCAAAGGTATAAAACAGGGTTTATTTGACGGTCTACAAAAAACTGAGAAGGTCTACCTTGATCCGTTTTATTTGGTAAATTTAAATATTCGCCCCTAGAAATACGGTCTACTGTGTAATCCGTATTATCGCGACGTATTACTAATTCAAGAACGTCAATCGTATCTGCACCTAATGTATAATTAGCAGTACCTTGTGTAACTGTTGTTACAACTTGTTCAATAGTAAATAAATTTAAACCACGGTTAGCCCATTCAGCTAACATTAGGTTCAAAGAACGCCGCGCAGTCTTCGCCTGATAACCAGTACGGACTTCAACACCACAACGTTCGTATGCTTCTTCAATAGCATCCGAAACGTCTATATTAAAATTCTTTGAACCTGACGTTGCCACTACATTTTATCCTTATACTTCATATAGCCGCCGCCCATCATTTTCTTAACCATCATATCATCCATATAACCGCCCATAGCCATTTCGGTTACATCAATAGATTTTCCAGGGTTAAGTTCTTCAATAACCACCTGAGCGTTTTTGATATCTTTATCTGTCAACTTACCAGTTTCTCTGGTTTTTGCTAAAGCAAAAGCCATATCTTTATCTGACATTTTATTTAAAGATTTTCTAGCATTTGCCATATCTTTATCTGTCAGTTTACCTGTTTCTCTGTTTTTTGCTAAAGCATAAGCCATATCTTTATCTGACATTTTACCCATAATATTTACTCCTTGATATGCAGGGTCAGGGACCATGCGTTTTGGTTTACCAGACGGATTACCGCCACTATTTCGTCTCACTTTTTTCTCCTTCTAACAGGTTTCACATTCCGTGGTTTACCTTTAGAAGGTTGACCAAGTTTAACCTTTTGGCGTATTCTACTACGTTTTTCAGCAGAAGTTAACTCTGATGCGGTTTTAGGAGTTTTTTCACTAATGCGTTTGGAGGGGCGGCAATATGGAGTACCCCGTTTTTCATCCTTGCTACGCCCACACGCCTTACCCGTCCTGACGTCTTTCCACTCCTCTTTGAACCACCTTTTGAGTGCCGCACCTTTTTTGCTCTTTCTGACAGCCATTACCGTCTCCGAGTTTTTGCTTTAGTTCTGCGTACCGTAGTCTTAGTAGATTTACTTTTTCCTCCAGACCCCCATTTTTTAGCTCCCACTTTTCGGCATTTAGCAATCGCGCCCGAAGCATACGCAGAGGGAAAGACCTTATATCGTGCTTTAACTTTTCGATAACACGCATCTTTAGCCACGTTTCTTTTTCCTTTTCTTCTTTTCTACGCCTTTTATCGTACCTTTATTAGCAGAAGCATAAAAAACTTGTTCGCCTTTTTTAGAACCATACTTTTTTGTCATGGCTCTTTTTATCTTCTTTCCTTTA